TGTCCACCAGCCGGTCTACACTGGCGGCAACCAGGCCAATAAAGGTATTGATCGTCCCGTGATCCAGATTTCAATCTTCACCCAAGTGATTGAAGATGGATTTACAATATCGAATCAGATTTTGCAATCGCTTCATGGTTACGCCGGTCTCTTTGGCGGTGTGACAGATGGATTCCAGATTTCAAAAGCGGATGTGCAATGGCTTTACAATTCCTATGACAACGAAAACAAGTTGGCGCAGGTATTTTTGGATTGCACATTGGACATCCCAACATAAGATAATCCGTACCACTCTTTGAAGGAAATGTAAAATGGCTTTACCCAATAAAATTCTCCCCGGCTTTAGCGCCTCGATGTATGCCCAGCCATTGGCTTCGCCTACCGTCCTGACCCTGGCCCAACTGTCGCTCGTTGCAAGTGTTTCCGCAATTGCTGTTTCTGGCAATCTGATGAACATTGAGGCAATTCCAGCTTTTGGTCAAGATGATGCCGTCGCATCCTTCTCGGTTGCTGGTTCGCGTCAATCAGACAAAATCCCCGCTCAGTCGGCTCCAACCTCGATGACTATCACATCGGCATGGAATCCTTCTGATACGGTGACTTTGTTGCTTCGCACGGACGCATATACCGGCACCGTTGATCGTACCTTTGTGGTTGCGGCCACTGATGGCACCAACATCGTTTATTACGCCTTCATTGGTCGCGTGTCGCAATTCCAAATCGACGCACAACCTGGCGCAGAAGCCAAGTGCGTATATACGATCCACCCCCGTGGCAACCTGTACGGTTGGTCTAACAACGCTTAATTAGGAGCAAATCATGGCAGCACCAGCAGTTATTCTCCCAGGCTTTAGTGCCTCAATGTGGATGCAGTCGGGCGCTACGCCCTCTGCTCTCTCGACCGCCAACTTGTCGGTCTGGGCGGCTCAAGTCGCCACCATCGTCGGCACCGTGGCAAACGGCACTGGCGCAGCAGGCACCGCGCTGAACGTGGAAGCAGTCCCAGCCTTTGGTCAAGACGACGCAGTGGCCTCGTTCGGTGTCGCAGGCGCCCGTCAATCGGACAAGGTGCCGGTTCAGTCAGCTCCCACCAGCATGACCATCACTGCCGCCTGGAATCCTTCGGATGCCGGTTTGCTCTTGATTCGTGGTGACGCCATCAGCGGCATCATTGACCGCACCTTCGTTGTTGCCGCTGTCAGCGGTGCCAGCACGATTGCCTATGCGTTCAATGGCCGCGTGAGCCAGTTCCAGATTGATGCTCAACCTGGTGCTGAAGCCAAATGCGTGTTCACCGTACACCCTCGCGGTGGTCAGTACGGCTGGAGCAACACGTAATGGAAACCCTCGACCAAGTGGTTGAGGGGTTGGTTTCAGCCGCTGGAGACTTGGATCTAATCGCCAGGTTTTCAGTGGTTGATGCCAACGAAGTTGCTGCCGCATTGTTGATCGCTGACGCCGATTCGGCCCAGGGTGTCGCATTGCGCTTGCTGGCGAAATACAATCCTGTGGTGGTTGTGAGCAAAAAAGCCAAATCATGAAATTCAGCGTAGAACAATCTCAGGCCAACCCAGTTGGCGAATTTTCTACCTGCATTTTGCACAGCGTCACCGGCGCGCACATGTTGCATCTGGCAACACGCAGTCATGCCCAACACATGGCCCTGAAAGCCTTCTATTCGGCCATTGGCGACCTCGTGGACGGATTTATTGAGGCGTACCAGGGCAAGTATGCCAATCGCGTTTCCTATGTGCCTGGCTTCGATTTGCCGACAGAGCCTGAAGACTATCTCATGTATCTCAAGGATGAGGTTGCAACTCTGCGTGTGGCCGATGGCTTTCCGCAGGATTCAGAGCTTCAGAACATCATTGATGAAATTGCTTTATTGATCGACAGCACACTTTATCTGCTCACACTCAAATGACACAACAAACGACAATACAAAACACCAGCGACTTGCTCGGATTCCTGTCTAAGCAGGCGGAGTCGCGCAAGGACTGGTTTGGCTTCATGCAGCAGCGAATGACTGCGGTTACACTGGCCCACGAGATTGCCAAAAATCACGCACACCACATGTCTCCAAGTGAAGTGGTTGCGTATGCACTGACACTCAATCAAGAAATTTTCAACAAGATAATCAAAGGATAAAACATGAGCAAGCTCGGCAACGCATTTGGCGATTCCAAATCCCTCCGCATCAAGACCTTCACCTTGGGTGACCACGACTTCAAAGTTCGTGTGCCGCTGTCCAAAGAACTTGAAAGCATTCAGGCCCGCGTCAGCGAGGTTGACAAGGACAAGGCAGAGGCCCGCTACAAAAAGATGGTGGCGCCATTCATTGCCGACCCTTCAATCAGCGGCGTGGAAATCAAGGACGACGATGTGGTGGTAGATGGCCGCTCCTTGCGTGACCTGGTGAGGACGGTCAGCATGATGGAAGCTAAGATTGTTGAGTATGTCAAGCTGCTGGTGCCTGTGGAAGGCTCGCTGGACGACATCACCTACGAAGAGATTGAAGAAGAATGGCCGACTCAGGTTCAGATGGAGTTGCTGGAGAAAATCTCTGAGGCAATTCAACCAGGCTACAAGGACGCTCGAAAAAACTAATCCAGGACACTCATGCACAGACCAGGGCATATATCCTGGCCCACGGTGGGTGTCCTGATGAAATTGACTCTGAGGATTTCAGAAATATTGAGATATTGCTGAGTGATGGGTTCATTGGAAACAAAGCAATTTTGCTCGCGCTCAGTTGCTTGACTACCGGGAACTTGAATGCGAAACTCAAACAGCCGGTGACTTCGCCGTATACGATAAAACAAGTGCTTCCATCGATGCACGAATACATTATTCCACCTCCGAGCGAGGAGGGTCAAAGGGTTGAGGTTCAAAATCAATTGCTTTCGTTCATGTTGTCACGACCAGAATCGAAGGAATTTCTGAAAGAGTAAAGTGGCCGACTACATCCCAAACAATAGGACGATCAAGCTGGAAGGCTTCGCTGAGTTTGAGGAGCAGTTGAAGGCTATGGCGCAGGGCTTTCGGGCAGACACGCTGGCCCGCAGAACGCTTGCGCTGGCGGCTCGTGACGCCATGCAGCCTGTTGAGCAAGCTGCGAAGGCAATGGCAGCTTACGACGAGAACAACACTGAAAAAATCCACATGCGGGACACCATCCGCACGGATTACAGAATCCCAAATGAGCGGGACAAAAAATCCTACTTCGTAAATGAGTCTGATGCTGTCATCGCCATAGTTTCATCCAAGAGAAGCGCGGTGTCACTGGCGAATGAATTTGGAACGGCTAAAATGCCAATGCGTCCATTTTTGCGGCCAGCCTTGGACTCAAATTCAGATGCGGTTCTTGGAATACTCAAGACCAGACTGGCAACCATCATCCCAGAATACGCGCTTAAATTGTCCAGAAGAAGGAAGAAATAATGGCTTCAAATAACATTGCGCGACTTGGCGTTGTTCTTGGCTTGGACACAGCTGAGTTCACCGCATCAATTGACAAAGCAATTCAGGAAAACAAAAAGCTAGGCCAGGCGATCAAGCGGGATACAAACGCCGCTGCCGGTGAGATCATTGCTCTGAAGAATGCCACGGATGACTATGGCAAGACCTTGACCAAGGTTCAACTCATTGAGCGTGAAATCAGCCAGGGCAAATTTCGGTCGGCTACCGACGAAATGAAGAATCAATTGCTGGCCCAGGCCGCTGCCTATGACAAGGTGGCTGCGGGCGCCAACAAGGCCGCTGGTGGCCTCACAGCCTGGCAGAAGCAAGGTCTGATGTACCAGACGACCGACTTCTTCACTCAGATCGCTTCGGGCCAGAGCGTGATGATTGCCGCCATCCAGCAGGGTGGTCAGTTGAAGGATCAGATGGGTGGCCTGGGCAACATGTTCCGAGTGCTTGGCCCAATCGTGTTCAGCGTCACTGGCGGAATGATTGCTGTCGGAGCAGCTATTGGCGCTGCGGCTTTTGGGGCATATCAAGGCCGCAAAGAATTTGACGCCCTGACCAACTCCATCATCCTGACCGGCAACTATTCCAAAGTCACGGTGGATGAGTTTGGCGTGATGGCGACCACCATTGCAAGCACGTCCAGGGCATCTATTGGCGACGCCAAAGAAATCCTGAACTCCATGATTGGCTCAGGTCAGTTTACCAACAAGACCTTTGATTCCGTTTCCAAGACCATCCAGAAATTCTCTGAGTTGAGCGGATTGACTGCGAGTGAAGCTGCCGCGAAACTTATTCCTGCTCTTGACGGAACGGCGTCGAGCGCCAGAAAGCTGAACGACCAATACAACTTTTTGACGCTTGAACAATACAAGCACATCGAGGCACTTGACAAGCAGGGCAAAAGGCAAGAATCAATTATCTACACCAGTGACTTGCTGAACGAAAGTTTCAACAAGACAAAGATTGAGCTTGGGTACTTGGATCAAGCCCTTGATGCCAGTACAAAATTCTGGGGAAACTTTTGGGCGGCTGTAAAGGATATTGGCAAGCCAGACACCATTCCAGAACAGATCCGGAAAATCCAAGAGCAAATTAATTTGGTGACCGCCAAAGGTGCGCCAAAGGCACGCCCATTGCTCGGTGATAAAGATAAAAACGTCAAGGCTTATGCAGACGAATTAAGCCGCCTGGAAGAACAGAAGAAGAAGCTGATTGCCACTCTTGTCAGTGCAGAGGAAGAATCAGCAAGAATGGAAGGCCAAAAGGGCGCCATTAAAAAGTACGGTGAATCAGGTGGTGTTGATGCCGCGCTGGTCCGCCAGAAAAACGTCAATGACGCGATGCGTGCATTGGATTACGCCAATCGAATGGCTGTTGCCGACGATGAGGAGAAGATCTATCTTGAGTCAAGCAAGACTCGGGAAGACATGTATGCAAATTACCTTTTTGACATTGCGACCAAAGACAAGGACTTTCAAAGTCAACGTCGTCAAATTTATTTGGCTGAGTTTGATATAGAAGCTCTTAGCTACTTGACGAAGATAGATGACTTCAACCAGAAACGTATCAACAAAGCTGTAGACGCCGCCCAGGCAGAGCGGTTTGCGCGCCAGAAGGTTGCAGACGAAGAAACTGGCAAAATTCTTGAGCGCCAGGGTGTGTACACCAACATCCTTGACGCATCCATCGCCACAGCCAACGCCGAGAAAGACAAGCTCGAAGCCCAGATCAAGACTGTCGGCATGAGCGAAAAGCAGGTTAAGCTGGCGGAGATTGAGGCGAAGTACCAGGAGCAAATTACGAAAAACTTGCTTGAGGCAAACGGCAATGAAATGGCTTTGAAAGCATGGAACGACAAAGCCGAGGCCATGAAAAATGCCGCCCAAATGAATGTTGAGCTTGCAGATAGCCTCAAGAATTTGCAAGCTGTAAATGACATTGTCTGGACAAACATGACGGATGCCATTGACAACTTTGTCAATGCTGGTGGTAAATCGTTTGAAGACTTCATCAGAAACGCCATCAAGCAGATGATGATGTTTTATGCCAAGCAACAAATGTTGGGGCTTTTCGGAATTGGCAAAAGTCTTTTCGCTGGCGCTGGAATCGGAAGCGTCGGAAATGCTGCGACGATGGCTCCAGGTGGCGGCTATTTTGCCGACGGTGGCGATCCACCGGTTGGTGTGCCTTCAATGGTCGGTGAGCGTGGGCCAGAGTTGTTCGTGCCAAAAACGGCTGGAACAATCATCCCAAATCACATGCTTGGCAGCAATGACACCGGCCCGACCATCAATTACAATGGCCCATACATCGCCAACATGAGCGCCATCGACACCCAAAGCGGTGTGCAGTTTCTGGCTAAAAACAAGCAGGCAGTTTGGGCAACGTACCAATCCGCCAATCGTAGTGTCCCGATGTCTCGTTAAGGAAAAAATATGGCAGTCCCAAATACATTTGCAGCCGCGACCAGCGCAATCCCTCTTGCCAATCTGGACGCAAACTTTGCGTACTACGATGCCGCTTATTCAATCACCAGCACGGCGATATCGTTTACTGGCGCGGTTACCTTGTCAACGGGAACTGTCAATGGCGTCCCTTATCTCAATGCGTCCAAGGTGCTGACCAGCGGTGCGGTATTGACCTTTGACGGCACCATCCTATCCAGCACACGCTTTGCTGGCGCGCTGAACGGCACCGTAGGAGCCACCACAGCCAACACCGGCGCTTTCACTACGCTCACCACCTCCAGCACGGTGACAATCTCAGGCGGCACAGCCAACGGCGTTGCTTACCTCGACGGCTCCAAGGTGCTGACCACGGGGTCTGCGCTGACGTTTGATTCCGCTGACCGCTTGATTGTTGGGGCAGGATCGGCGGCTGTGGGTCATCGAATGGAAGTTGTCCCAACGGGGGCTGGAGGAGCTATTGCAATAAGGGGGTTGGCTTCTACTGCGGTTGGGTATATTTCTTGGCACGCCAACACTGCCGCCACCGAGTACGCAAGGATTACCTCAGACAACACTTCATCATTGTTTTTTGGCCTTGGTTCGGCTGGCGCAGACCAAATGATCTTGACCTCCAGCGGTCTGGAAGTCAAGCAATCTCAACTCATCGGATATTCCTCATACGCAGGTATCGGCACAAACGGGCTTGCGGTGGCGGGCAATGTGGGCATTGGGACGAGTAGCCCTGCTTATAAGTTGGATGTTGCTGCGACAAGTGGGGCTTGCGTTATTCGTAGTTATGCTTCTGCTAGTGCTGACTCTTACTTGGAAACAAAAAGCTCTACTGGCTCAGCCATTTACGGTATTGATGCTACGGGCGCTTATGTTTACACAGCTACAGCAATACCTGTAAGGTTCTTTACTAACAACAACGAGCGCATGCGCATAGACTCCAGCGGCTCTCTTGTTGTTGGGGGCACTTCAGCAATTGCGGGTACGGTATTAACGCTGCAAGAAACGGCGTCGCTGGGTGCTGCCTTGGCGCTCAAAAACCGTAACAGCACGCAAACGTGGAAGCTCTCCGTTGACGCTGCTGCGGTGGATGATAAGATTCTGGCGTTTATTGATAACGGCACAAGCACCGTTCGCATGGCGCTGACCGATACAGGCAACCTTGGGCTGGGGGTTACTCCTAATACTGGTTGGGCTAACGGATACAAGGCAATTCAAAATCTAGGTACTTCTTGGTTTGCTACAACAAGCCGTGATGCAAACTTTGGTACTAACGTCTACGTAGCTGCCGGTGGGTACAAGTATATTGACGCTTCGGCTGCAAGTCTTTATACCCAATTTTTAGGCGCGCATTCTTGGTATAGCAGCACCTCCGCACAAGTAGCAGGAACTGACCCAGTATTTTCCCAAGCAATGACGCTGTTTGCGTCTGGGTCTTTGGCCTTGGGAACTACGAGCGATCCCGGCGGCGGTCACTTTGCTATTGGGCCAGACTCCGCTAAAACTGCAACATCATTGATGTGGTTAGCCAATACAGGCGGGCGGCTTTATATCGGCAAGGAAAGCTCTGCGGGTGGAACCATAATTAACGGAACCGCAGCTTATGCCGGAGTAATAGCTACAAACAACGCATACCCTTTGCAGTTCGGTACTGACAACGCTACTCGCATGACGCTGGACGCCAGTGGCAACTTGTTGGTGGGGCAAACTGCATTATTGCTTGGCCCAGTTGATACAAAATCACTTGAAATAAATGGAAGTGCTGGCTCAGCGCTTGTTTTAAATTCGGCAGGCGCTCTCGGCTCATATATTTTCCAATCTGGTTCAAATCTTAAAATAACTAATTATCAAAATGGTTTTGTAAGTTTTGGCACCAACAACGCAGAACGCATGCGCCTAGACTCCAGTGGCAACTTGTTGGTGGGGACTACGAGTGCTCTTGCAACCAATGCGCGAGTTGCCGTTAAATATATAGGCGGTGGAACGGCTTATGGAATTGTCCTACAGCCCGGCACAGATACAACAACCTCGTTACAGTTTTTAAATGCAGCGGGTGGTTCGTGTGGGAGCATTAGCCAAACAGATACAGTTACAACGTACAACGTCACTTCAGACCAACGCCTGAAGGAAAACATTGCTGACGCTGAACCAGCTTCGGCCTTGATTGACAATTTTCAAGTACGGCAATACAACTGGAAATCAAACGGCTCACACCAGCGTTACGGCTTCATTGCCCAAGAGCTTGTTGTTGTGGCTCCAGAAGCTGTGCATCAGCCTGCTGACCCAGAAGAAATGATGGCAGTGGACTACTCCAAACTTGTCCCCATGCTGGTCAAAGAAATCCAAGACCTCCGTAAACGCCTTGCAGCCGCAGGCATCTAACCTTAAAGGAAAATACTATGTCAGCAACAATCACTTGGTCAGTCACCGCTATGGACTGCTACCCCACCGTGGGCAGCGAAACCGATGTGGTCTTTACCGTGCACTGGACTTGCTCCGGTACTCAAACCCAAGACGCCAAGGTGTACAACTCCAGCGTCTACTCGACCTGCTCCGTGCCTGCGCCCTCCGGCGCTGCTTTCACACCCTTTGCCGACCTGACTCAAGCTCAGGTGCTGGGTTGGATTTGGGCCAATGGCGTTGACCAGACCGCTACGGAAGCCGCTGTGCAGAGCCAGATCAACGGCCAGATTAATCCAACGGTGGTGACTCCCCCACTGCCTTGGACGGCCTAAGTTAACGGGAAGCTGCCACCCGACTCTGGCAGCATATTGAAAAGGAAAACGAAATGGAAAAACAAAAGCCCCAGATCGTAACTATCGACGGCGTTGAGCACGACGCAAACACCTTCACCGAGCAGCAGGTTCTCCTGTTGAACCACACCATCGACCTTGACCGGAAGATTGGCTCGACCACGTTCCAGCTACAGCAACTCCAAGTGGGCAAGGACTCGTTCCTGAAGCTACTCAAGGACGCGCTGGCTGCTGATACTGATAAAGTACAGGATATTGAAGCCCTCGGCGGAACGGACTAATCATGAGCCTGCAAACTATTCTTTCGGTTGCCGAAACGGTCGGGATTAACGACCACAAATTTGCAGGCCAAATGATGTCACGCAATATGCGGATCAGCACATCTGAAATTCTGACGAGCCAACCTTTCATGTTCACCATGAAGCCAAACAACTACTTGTTGTACTCGCAGAACAAAGCTGTGCTGTCCGCATTGCGCGTGGCAGACCGTATCACCGAGCAGTACCTGAACTTCGGCTCTACCGGATGGGTCAATTACATTGCCTATGGCGGTCAGATGACGCAAGCAGAAATCATTGCCTGCCAAATCCAGACCGGCACGACCGGCAAAACCATTGTCCTTGGAAACTTCACCACTACAGCCGCAGGAGCGTACGTTGTGCGCGCTGGCGACTTCATCCAGATTGACCGGTACGCATACATAGCCACGGCAGACGTTTTGCGGGGTGTTGCTGCCACCGTGGACATCCCGGTGCATCGTTCTGTACTCACGACTGTTTCGTCGCCTGTAGGGGCTGTAATCGGCCAGTACGGCACGACCACGGCGCTCGGTGGATCAAATTACACCGGCGTCACCTTTTGCGTGGTGGCAAAGGATTACCCGACCTACAACTTGGTGCCAATCACAAACGACAGCTTCATTTCGTGGGATGGCGCATTCTCCGCGATGGAGGTGATCCTGTGAATGTAATCGGCCCAGTCCAAGACACCAACGTCATTCGCTATGCCGATTTCTTTCGGCTTGGGATGCAGGACGGCACCTACTACTTTGCGACGACCCCGGCGCCGATTACCGTTCCATCAATCTCTGACACGCCATTTACTGCGCTCGGGCAGTTGGTAAAGGTGAACAGCGTCCAGCGAGACATCAAAAGCACGGCAAACGAAACCACCGTCACTTTGGTGGGCGTGGATACAGCCATGCTCGGCCTCGTGCTTAACTCCAAGATCAAAGGCTCGTCTATTGATCTTTGGCATGGCTTCTTTGACAGCAACAATGAACTGATTACTTCAGTTACTGTGCCTTGGATAAACAGCATTGGAAATCAAGTACCGTGGATTAACACATACTTTTCCGAAATAAATTGGACATCAGCCAGTGCTGGAACTGGCGTCTACAAATACTTCAGTGGCTACGTCAACTCGTTCTCAATTTCAGAGCAGTGGATGGAAGAAGCTCGGGCCTATGTGGGCGTGGTTACGATCAGCGCGTCCAGCTTCCAACTGGTGCTTCAAAACCGCACAGCAGGCCGGTACACCAACGACAACGCATGGCAGTCCATAACGCCTGGAGATACATCCATGAACCGGGTGAACTACATTTCCACCATCAATTACGCTTTTGGCAAGACGCCATGATTCGCAAAGCCACGCCATTTGATATGCCTGCGCTCGTGGGCATGATGCGTGGTTATGTGGCAGAGGCTCCAATGGAGACTTTGAAGGACTCTAGCCTGCACGACCAGGCGCATATCGAATCCTTGTTGACAAGCCTGATGGCTGGGCGCGGATTCATTTTGATTGACGACCTGTATCGTGGATTCATTGCCGCTATGGTCATTCAGAATGTCTGGTGTCCATCAGTCTACGAACTGCACGAATTGGCCTGGTGGGTGATGCCAGAGCATCGTGGTGGCACTACGGGTGGCAGGCTTTGGAAGGAATTTGATGTCCTGGCGCAGGACTTGTTGGATAATGGACGCATTCAGATAATTTGCTCATCAGTCATTGTGGATTCGCCAAAAATCAACTACGAGAAGCGCGGATACCGATTGATGCAAAAAACATATTTCAAGGAATTGTAATGGTCGGATCAATTATTGCTGGGTATATTCTCGGTGCTGCTGCGGTTGGAACAGCAGCGTATTTTGCCGTGGCTTTTGCTGTAAATATCGTTGCCTCTTCAATCATCAGCAAAGCGTTTGCTCCCAGTATTGATAACGCCAGCCTGAACTCCATTAATCCCGGTAACCCGCAACAGCAGCCACCAGCGTCTGACAATAAGCTGCCGGTGGTTTATGGAACGGGATGGGTGGGTGGCGCTGTAGTTGACTTGAGCATCACCACCAACAACCAGGTGATGTACTACGTACTGGCGCTTTCTGAATGCACGCAAAGTCCTGACACCATCACATTTGGCGATGTGTTCTTTGGCGGCAAGAAATGCGTGTTTGATCCAACCGATCAATACAAGGTGACTGGTCTTTTAGATCAATCAACCGGATTGACTGATACGACTGTGAGCGGATACCTGAGCATTTATTTGTACAGCAATGGCTCGTCGTCCCCGGCCAATTCATCTTCTACTGCTATCGCAGTCATGCAAGACCCGGCTCTGGTTTATCAGTGGGACGCCAACAAACTGATGACCGATTGCGCATTTGCAATTGTCAAGATCACTTACAACCAGAATGCAAGCCTGACAGGATTGCAGCCAACGAAATTCCAACTGACCAACAGCCGCAGTTCGCCCGGCGATTGCTTCTTGGACTATTTGACATCGACCACCTATGGCGCTGCAATCCCATTGGCTGGTGTTGATACAGCGTCATTGGATGCGCTTGATGTTTATTCCAGCGAATTGATGGCGTACACACCATATAGCGGCGGCACTTCTGTGCAAACTCGATTCCGTTTTGATGGCGTCATTGACACCAATCAGACCATCATGAACAACTTGCAGATCATGGCTTCTTGCTGTGACTGTTTGCTGCGCTACAACGAGATTCTCGGCCTTTGGAGTGTCGTTGTTCAGCAACCCACCTACACCGTGGCGATGGACTTGACAGACTCAAATATCATCTCATCAATCCAGGTGACGCCAATTGACATTGCCAGCAGCTACAACATCGCTGAAGTCAAATTCGTAGACGGCACCCAGCAGGATTCATTTATCACAGCCACGTACAACTTGGCCGTCATTAATCCATCTTTGCTGTACCCCAACGAGCCGGTGAACAAGCAATCAATTGCGTTGCCTCTGGTGAACAACTCGGTGCGCGCTCAGTACCTTGCCAATCGCTTTTTGGAAGGCGCCCGCGAAGACTTGCAGATCAAATGCAAAGTCAACTACGTCGGCCTTCAGCTTGAGGCTGGAGACATCGTGACACTGACCAATGGCAACTACGGCTGGGTCGCAAAACTATTCCGCATCGGCCAGGTGGTGGAGGAATTTAACGACGACGGCTCTATCACCACCGCGCTGTCCTTGATGGAGTTCAATTCCACGGTCTACGACGATGTGAACGTGACCCAGTTCACGCCAGCGCCAAACACCGGAATCGGCAATCCCTTGAACTTTGGCACCTTGACCTCCCCAGTGGTACTAAGCTCGTCGCCAAGTGCCGCCACGCCATCAATTAACCTGTCTGTGACGGCTTCCAGCGCAGGCATTGTTCAGTACGCAGAGGTTTGGTACAGCGCCTATTCCAACCCGAGCGCGGCACAGCGGATCTTTGCTGGCACCACGGCCATCAACTCAAACGGCAACCCATACACGCCCAGCGCCAGCATGGGCCTGGTGACATTGACCAACCTCGCCCAGGGCGACTGGTACTTCTTTGTGCAGATGGTGAACGGCCTGGGCAAAAGCAATTTCTCTGCGGCGTCCACGGTTCTTCAATGGCGCCCCACGACCTTCCAGTATGTTGATCGCTACATCAACGTGCGCTATGCCAGCAGCATTACCGGCACCGGCTTCAGCAGCAGCCCTCGCGGCCTGACGTACTACGGCCTGCAAAACACGCCAACGACCACCGGAAGCACAAATCCTTCGGACTACGCTTGGTATCTCGCTCCAACGGCTTTTGGTTCGGTTGCGCCATTGAATTATTTGCTGTTCTCAAACCGGAGCAACCGCAAATTCAGCTTTGATACCGGAACTGCTGCACAAGCAAATTCAACAGCCGCTTTTGTGCCAACGCTCACTTCTGTCTACGACGCAACGATTTGGTCTGGATTGCCCGACGGAATCAACTCGATTGATCTTGATGCCAGAACAGGTCAACTGACGACCACGGGAACAACATCTGTAAGCAGTGCCGATGGCTTGCTGAACGTGACGAACAACACGACCGGAAACATGGTCGTGTCTTTGGCTCAGTTCCTGAACTTTGGTGCGGGCGTCTATTCCAAAACAGCCGCTGTCTCCACGTTGACGATTGACATCTACGGTCGCGTGATTGGATTCGCTTCGCCTGATGCTTTCTATTACACGGAGACGGTCACCACTGCCACTGCTGGGCAAATTCTTTTTTCCATAAGTCACACCGTTGGAAATATTCTTGTGTTCCGGTCTGGCGTTTTGCTTGACACCACAGAGTACAACGAGTCCGCATTTACAGTGACTTTGGTAAATCCATGCTTTGCTGGTGAAGTGTTGATTTTTATCAACGCACGCGCCGTCAGCACCGCAGATTATTATGAGCCAAACAACATCACGATTGCATCCAGCACGACCAATACAGTCACATACACAGACGCGCCATTTCAAACTATTGAAGTGGGCAACTTGCTTTGCTTTGCAAACACTGGAACGCCAACGACCTACACCGTGCAGTCGATCAACACGACCACCAAGGTCATCACATTCACCACGACGATTGCCGGTGCAACGGCTGGATTGAGCATCTATCGCTACCGCGCGGCTGGCACAACCTATCGCCCTTGGAGTCGGTACACGCAAACTGTGACTTCTGCTTCCAGCCTTACGCCAACAACTTGGGCGGTAAATAATGGGTATGAGGAAATATTTGTAAATGGTTCGCAGTTCAATGAAATTGATTACGATATTGTTGGTGGATCAATCACCGGATTCCCGGCTACCGTCACTGGAAATTTCACGCTTATCCAGTGGAATCAAAACAATCTTGGTGTTCCATGCTCCAACATCATTAACACTGTTGCCTACTCTGTTGCTGGTCAATTGGCATATACTTACGCAAGCAATCCATTGTCAATGGAGCTTTATGCAAACGGTGTTTTGCTTGCCAAAGGTTCTGGCTACGATTACACGGCAACAGCGACAAATTGGATTCTTTCCACTGCGTTCCCGACAAGTTCGACACTTATCAATCAACAAACTTTTGCCCGCGACGGAGCAGCCTAAATGACACAAAGCTACAACCTATCACAACTTGCGAACAACCTGAACACGGCGGGGCAGCTTGATGCTACCGACGGCCTTGTTGGTGCTGTTCCACCGGCCAATGGCGGGACTGGCCTGGCTTCTTATGCGGTGGGCGATCTTTTGTATGCCAGTGGCGCCACAGCCATTGCCAAACTGCCTGACATTGCCACCGGCAACGTGCTGATTTCTGGTGGTGTCTCAGCGGCCCCCAGCTACGGCAAAGTGGGCTTGACGACCCATGTGAATGGAACGCTCGGCCTTGCAAATGGCGGCACCAATTCAACCGCTACACCAGTGGCCGGATCGGTTATTGTTGGGACTGGTAGCGCAATGGCGGCAACGGCAGCAGGCACAGCGGGCCAAGTTCTGACAAGTGCAGGCGCTGGGACACCAACTTGGGCAACTGCGTCAGGCTCTCAAACTGCTGCCACCGTATTTGCCTCTGCTGGAGCAGGTCAAACATTTACCATTCCTGCTGGCGTAACCAAGGTCAAAGTGACTGTTGTTGGCGGCGGCGCGGCAGGAGGCGCAAGCTCAAATTCTGGCTGCAATTATTTTAGTGGTGGAGGCGGAGGTGCAGGTGGCGCTGCTATTAAATGGCTGACCGACCTTGTTCCGGGAGGCACATTGACTGTTGCAGTTGGCGCTGCCGCTGGAACATCTAGCGTTGCATCCGGCACAAGCAATACGATCACTACTGTATCTGCTACCGGCGGTACGGCGGGAGGGAATGCTTCAGGGTCAAGCACCCCCGGCGGAGCAGGTGGCCTTGGTACTAATGGCAACTTGAATACACGCGGCGGCGGCGGCGGCATCGGGGCTCAAAATACCGGAGTTGCCAATTCCGGCGGTTCTGGCGGTTCATCTATCATGGGTGGCGGCGGCACAAATGGAAGTGCTGGAACCTATGGCGGCGGTGGCGGTGGAAATTTGGGCGCAGGTTCCGTTGGCCTCGTGATGTTTGAATACTAGGAGTAGAAATGAAATACGCTTTGGTTTGCCCCAATGAGCCGGTAAAAGACGGCTACCGTATCGCACAGGTAGAGGCCAAGACCTTCCCTGTGGGTGAGCCCACATACTGGCTTGAATGCGCCGACGATGTAGTTGCAGAATTGTGGTATTTCGACACAACAGTCAATGCGCCAATCATGGTTCCAGTGAAGCCTTCTTTGTTTGGCCTGCAAACACCATGACATTAATTGGCCCCAAGCATTTCTTCGACTATGTTGGACTCAGCGTAGCTACGTATCACGCTAGTGCTGGTGAGGGTTTAACCGTACATCAACACACCTACAACCACGCAACAGTCTGCCATGCGGGTTCTTGCGTAGTGCGCGTGAAGGGCAAAGAGATTCGTATGCAGCCGGGCACCATGCCCATTGATCTTCCTGCGAATGAGCCTCACGAGATTGAAGCTATTGAAGATGGCACTGTATTCACCAACATATTTTCCACGCAGGTGTAATCAATGGACTACCAAGTACTTTTCAACGGCGCCGTGGTTCTGGCGTCTTTCTTCGGCGGCTGGACATTGAACAGCATCACCAAGTCGATTGAGCGGCTCGACAGCGATGTCAGGGCTATGCCAATGAATTATGTTGGCCGCATCGACTACCGCGAAGACATCCGGGAACTGAAGGAAATCATGAACAAGGTGTTTGATCGCTTGGAGAACAAGGTGGACAAATGATTGATCCGATCACTGCCTTCGCCACGGCGCAAGCCGCCATAAAGGGCGTCCAGGCGGCGATCAAGATGGGAAAGGACATCAGCGCGGTGTCCGGCGACCTGATGAAGTTCTTTGAGGCCAAGGATGTCGTCGCCAAGGCGGCGTCCCAGCCCAAGAAGGCCACGTTCGGCAAGTCGGACACAGCGCAGGCGTTCGAGACTGTGATCCACGCCAAGCAGCTTCAAGACGCCGAGAACGAATTGAAGCAAATGCTGATCTGGTCAGGCAATGCTGATGTGTGGCAGTCGATCCTGATGGAGCGAAACAACATCGTCCACAAGCGCAAAGCAGAGGAACTGGAAATGGAAAACGCAAAAGCCAAACGGCGCAAGGAAATCGAGGACGTGGTGACAATGGGCCTGCTGGCCGTTTGCGCCGCCTTGGTGGTCACTCTGGTGGCCTGGGGAACTATGGAATACGTTGACTTCATGCGGAGATGATATGGAAACTCTACTCAACCTTCTCAAAGGTATTGCTCCTGC